TAAACGGCGTTGCTCATTTGATGCCCCCGGTATTGAAGTTGCGATTCTGCTTGCGCAGCGAATTGATCAGCGCCGGCCCGTGCTGGTCAAAGAAGCGCTGCACGTCGCGCGAATCCATCGCCTGCACGGCGAAGTGGAAGTGATCGCCACCGCCGCCGCCGTTATTGACCATGTTGCGCAAGCCCTGCGCTTCCCTTGCCGGGATGATGGATTCATCCTTGTGCACCATTGCCAGTTGATCCTTCGGGATCTGCCAGTTACCGCCGGCCGCCGACATAAGCCCCCCGGCAAACGCCGAGATGCCGCCGTAGGCCGACGCCGCCGCCGCCGGTGCCAGTTCCGGGCCGACGATTGGAATGGCCGCTGTGGACGCCCAGGCCGCCGCTGCGCCCTGCGCCGCCGACGCCATGATGTTGGCCAGCCCGAAGGTTTTGTCCTCCACCATCGCCGCCGTATGGGCCGCCGTTTCTGTGGTGGAACGCTCCGCCGCCTGCGCGTGGCTGATCGCGGTCATGGCCAGTTGATTGGCCGCCCATTTTTCCACCATCTGCACGCCGGAGCTGATGAAATCCCCGACCACCGATTGAAATATTTTGGCTTCGGCCGCCCGCATGGTCGTCGTGCCCATAATGACGCCCTGAATGGACGTATCAAAGGCGCGCCCCACAGGCGCCAGCATGGACTGCCACTTCTTCTGCGTGTCCAGCGCCGCCTGATTGTCCAGCTTGGCGAGGTTCTGGTTATGCTTGGCCTTCAGTTCTTCAATCTTGGCCAGCATTTCGGCGTATTTGGTCGGCTGCGCCTTGAACAGGTCGGCTTCTTTTTGCAGTGCGGACAGTTCCAGTTGATAGCGCTGATTCTCGTGCTGCATCAGTATCTGGTCGTACTGCTGCTGCGTCATCTCGCCCAGCTTGACCTTGCCCTGCGCCACGGTTTCTGCGGTCGCCAGATCGGTCTCGGCCACTTTCAGTTGCGCGTCGATCGCCTTCGCGGATACCTCGGCCTGCTGCTGTTCCTGACGCTTGGCGTATTCGGTATCAATGCGCGTTTTCTCGCGCATCAACTCCTGATACTTGGCCGAATCCTGCGTGTAATAGGCGGCCGTGCGCGTCATGATCGCGCTTTCAACGGCGTTCCACTCCGCCGAACCTGTGGTCAGTGCTGCCTGCTTGGCGCGCTCGGTAGCGACAAACGTTTCATAGTTCTGCTGCTGTTGCTGCGCCTCCAGCCGGTAAACTTGCGTCTTGACCTGGTGTTGCTCAGTCGTGTTGTCCTTCGTCAGGGTCAGTTTCGCCTTCCAGAAGTCAATCTCCTTTTGCAGGTCGGCGCTGCGGTACTGGTTGGAACTGGCTTCCAGTTGGTTATACTGATCCTGCCACTTGCCCATCTGGCTTTCAGCGCCGGCGGCATGGTGCGGCTTCTGCAACTGCGCCAGTTTCTGCCGCGCCGCTGCGATGCCTTCATCGTACTTCTTGATCAGGCTCTGGTCGGAGGTGGAGGCCCGCGCCGCCATCAGGGTATTAATGTCCCCTTGCAGCTTGTGTTCTTCGCGCAAACGCGGGATATAGTCCTGCTCGATGGACAGCGCGTCCTTTTGCAGCTTCAGCTTGCGCGCGGCTTCGTCGGCTTTGGTATCTTTGCCATCCGACTTCGGCGCTTGGGCCGGCTTGCGGGCTTGGGCGATCTGCCCGTTCAGGTAATCGGCCTGCGTCTGCACGTCAGCGTCCGACATGCCGGACTGCTGCGCGGCGACCAGCGCCATCGCCCCGGATAGTTCATGCGTCTTGTCGATCAGCGCCGAAAAGGTATCCATGATCGCCGCAAGGACGGACGAGTGGCTGAACCCTTCCATCAGGTTGTCCCACGCGTTCCCCAGCCGGCTGGTCGCGCCCTGCATTTCGGTCACGTTGTCCGACAGCCCCTTGATGCGACCGCTCAAGGCGTCCATGATCAACTGCTGCGCTTTTGCCGCATCGCCCTGCTGGACGAAGGTGCGGATGGATTCCATCTGCTGCGCCGTCAGGAAATTGAATTCCTTGTCCAGCCGTTTCGCGCCCGCCAACGGATCGGCCAGCGCTTCGCCCAGCGCGCGCGCCGCTGCCGGTGCTTTCTGGCCGGTGGCTGCCGCAAAGTCCGCTACCATCCCTGTTGCCTGCTCAAAGATCGGCCGCGACAGATCAGGGATTCGCGCCAGTTCGCTGATCGCCTCGCCGGCCGCTTTGGTGGTAATGCCCGGCGCCTGCGCCAGATAATCGACGTATTCCTGCAATTGCGGTTTGGTGTAATCCGCCGCCCGGCCGGTGGCGATAAAGGCGTCCTGCAAGGAATTGACGGCGCGTTCCATGCGCTCGGCGTGCAAGGCCGCTTCGCCCAGCAAGCCGGCCGCCACGACAAAGCCGCCAATCGCGCCAGCCGCTGCCGGCGCGTTCATGGCTACATCAGTAAAGAGGCGCAGGAAGGTACCGGACGCCTGCCGCGAGCGGCCGGATGAAATTTCATCCATCAACGCGCGGGCGCCGTTGGCGGCATGGCTGACAGACATGCCGAACACTTCGGCGTTGTTGCCGGCCTGTGTGAATTTGCTGGTGATCTGACCCAGCATCTTGTCGTGCGTTTCAAGGCTGATGTTGCCGGCGCGCAGGTTATCTTCCAGCAGGCCGACGCCTTCGTTTAACTTGGCCTGGCCGCCGTAAGCCTTATCGACCGTGGACATGTAGCGGGTCAGCTTGTCGTCCAGCGCCCGCACGGCGTCGCTGGTGGCCTGCGACCGCGCGTTGAATTCGGCTTGCGCTTTGGTGGCCTTGTCAACGCCTGTTACCAGTCCGTCGGTCTGCGCACCGAACTGTACCTGCACGTCCATGTTGTCAGCCATGTTTCACTTCTCCGCCTGCCGCGCCGAACAGGTCTATCAATTCTTGCAGGTTGTTTTGCGACTGCTTCACACGCCCCGGCGGCTTGTGGCCCATGAACTGCGCCACCAGCACATTCAGCGGCGGCCACTGTTCCCACTCCGACTGCATCGCATAGAAGTCCGGGAGCGTCATGCGCTCCCAGACGTCGGCAATAAACCACCCGGTCATGTTGCTGATGTAGGCGGCGAGATGCCTTAAACTGAGGGGCTCGCCGCCGCCGCTTCCCCCGCGTCCGCGCCCTTGATCAGGCCGGCGACTTCCAGCACCTTTTCCGAAGCGGCATAGAGTTCTTCGACGCTCCCCACCCAACCGCGCATTTCCTCGACGGTCAGGTTGGGATGATCGACCGCGACGGCGGCATGGATGATGCGCAGGTTGGCCTGCATCCGCGTGGACGGCTTTTCCGCCGTCCGCGCATCCGACAGACAATCCATGACTTCTTCCAGCCGGGCAAAGGTCAGGGGCTTGACAGTAAAATCACGGCCGCCGAGCCGGATCTGCTTGTGCGACATTAGCTCACCTCCGCGATGGACAGGGTACCCACGATGCCGGCTGCATCCGCAAAGGCGGAGAAGTCCATCTCGGGCACGGTGAAGTCGGACAGCTTGGTTTGCAGCGCAAACTTGCTGGACGTGCACTGGTTCAGCGTCATGGTCAACTGCTGGCCGTTGAACGTCTCATAAAACACGCTTCTGAAAGTCGGCGTGGTGCCCAGCAACTGGTTGTTGATCGTAATGATCTGGCCGCCAGTCGCGGACGAATAGGTGTAGCTGATCAGGACAGCGGCGCTGGCATCGGCGGCCGCAAAGGTGTACACGCCGGTGGCGGTGTCCACCGAATACTGGCCGATGGCCGGCGCGGTCGATACAAGCGACATGGGCAGGCCGGTGGCGGCGTACATCACGCCGAGGTCATTTTTAAAAGTGGCCGCATTCGCAACCGTGACCGTATAGGTCGTGGCAGCCGGCACAGTGCCCGCTTCGTGGTAGGCGGTCAGCGTCTCGCCGGTGGCCATCGTCGAACCGAAGAACAAGTCGTTGTAGGCGCGGGCGCGAATCTGCGCGAATTTGGCCTTGCCGGTGATCTTGCCTTCGCCGCGACCGATGGCCAGCGGGAACTGCTTCTGGCCGTAGAGTTCTTTGGTCGAGAACGAAAAGTCAATGGCGACTTCCTGCATGGCGGCGAATTCAACCGGCGTCGAATTGGACTGGTCTGTACGCGTGCCGAACAGGTTGCCGGAACCGAAAATAAATTGAGACATGGATTAAATCTCCTGTTCGATGCGCCGCTTCAGCTCTTCGACGGCCTGGCGCACGTGGTTGAAAATCAGGGTATCGCGGGACGCCGGCGAGTTGTGGAGATGATCCACGAACCACTTCTCGATCAGCGCCAGCAAGGTTGCATGGGATGCCTGCTGCGGGGCGGTTTCAGAAGCCGGTGGCGGCGCAGCGTCCGTCGGCTGTGGGTCTGCCACTTGTTGCGATTCTTTGGGCATTGCGCCTCCTTAATACTTCACCAGAATTTCCACCGGGATGATCGCCACGGCAAGGTTGCCGAGCGTGCCTTCATCGGTCATGACTTCGCCGTTGATCCATGCGTGATGCACGTTGTCCAGCCCGAGCGTGCAATAATCCTGCCCCGGAGCCGGCTTCAAGACCGCTTCGATCGCGTCCAGCAGGTTGTTCAGTTGCGTGGCCGGTGGCGTCTGATCATCCGGCGCCGAAACGTACAGGTACAGTTCGACCGGCAACGTCCAGACGGCCGGCAACGCCGGTTTTTGCGTCGGGTGCTGGTTCTTCTGCGCCTGAAACAGGGCCGGCATGTCGGCCGGTTCCACATCGTTCCAGTGGCGCAAAATGCGGCTGGAAGTCTTGATGCTTCCGGCGGTGGCCGCCTGCAATTTGCTGAACAGGGTCGAATAAACCGTTTCGCGGTTCATGTCATTCCCCCTTTACCGCTGCCGTCATGCCGTCCAGAATCTCGCCGGTCATATCCGCCAGCGCCGAGCGCAGGAAAGAGCGTTCCGGCAGGTTCATCTGCCGCGTGAAAGCCCGGACATTGACGGTGCGCGGCTCCTTCAACGGCTTGCCGAACGCCATCGTGATCTTGCGCAGGTGCGCCTTGACCTGTTCCGGGCCGGTGAATCCGTATTCATGGATGCGGGCATATTTGACGTTGGTGCCGACCGATGCCTGTATGCTGGTATCGCTCATTGTCACGCGCCGGTTGATGGAGCGGCGCAGCGTGCCGGTGCGGACTTTCAGCACCTGTCCGGACAGCTTGTCCTCGATCACATGGCGCTGGAGTTTGAGCGACAGTTCCTGAATGCGCAGGTACAGGCGCTGCTTCGCACCATCGGCAAACGTCTCGAAAAACTTCTGTACCTGCTCGCCGCCGCGCTGCTGGTAGGTGATCATAACGGCACCACCCGGGCGTAGCTTTGCAGGATCGCCTGCGTATCCTTACCGAGATCGTCCTTGGTGTAACTGACGACTTCGGTGCCGAGATTCTTGTTGCTCACATCCAGATGCTTGCGCCGGTTGAACTGCTTGCCGACCAGTTCAATGCACGCCTGCTCCACATCGGCCGGTACCGTGGCATAGCCGGCGGTATAGGTCACTTTGATGTTTTGCTTGCCGCGCGGAAAGTAATAAACGGGGTATGACCAGCCGTAGGTGCTCATGCCGATCAGATACAACGCCATGTCATCAAACACATACCCGGCCTGCACGCCATCCGGCGACGGCGGCACAGTGATGGTGTTCACCACCAGCGAGGACACCGAAACAATCGGCGTCTGCCGCAATAACTGCGTGGTCGACCCGGAGCCGTTGTAGGTCTCCGTGTAGGTCGCCTGTATGAAGTTGCGCGACAGCCACGACGTAATGAAGGCGCTGGCCGCCGTGATCATCCGGGACAGGAGCGCGTCCGAATTGGTGGATGTGATCTCCAGATACTGCTTTACATTGTCCAGCGTTGTCAGGTCATTGGCCGCCATGCGCTACCTCACTTTTTTTCTTCGGCGCGGAAATGCTCCAGACCGTGATCCAGCGCTTCCTGCACCAGGTCGTCCGGCACAAAAACGACGCCGTTCTTGTCGGCGTCCAGTTGCACGCCACGGAAGGAGATGCCGGCTACATCGTTGGCCAGCTTCATCTTGGCCTTGCCCTTGTTGGCTTCGCTCATGATTCGTCCTCTCAGAAAAAATCCCCCACGGCGCGAGCCGCAGGGGACGGGTCAACCAATATCAACCATTCGAGATATTGGTGATCATGCCGAAAGCCGGCGGGAAGTAGTTTTGCAGCACTTCGTCGGCATAGACGCCGTATTCATACTTCCGGCTGCGCTGCGGCCACTCGATCTGGTAGTAATCCCGACGGGCGAGAATACGCAGTACCGAGGACACGTTCGACAGCGGGTAGGGCAGTTGATCCGTGTAGAACAGGATCGTGCCGGCCGGCAGGTTCGGATGCAGGCGGATCGGAATTTCCTGCGCGCCGTTCATCGCGAACTTGTTCAGGTACGAACGCACCATGGTACCGCCCGCAACTGCGCCCTGATTGCTGTCGAACACGAAGCGCTGCGCCGAGTTGGCCTGACCGGACAACACCTTCTTGCTGATGTTTTTCTGTTCCTGGCTGGACACGTAAATGTCCGTCGGGGACAGCCGGTAGTTATCCCAGAAGGCTTGCAGCGCGTCGTCGATCTCGACGATGCCGCCAGCGCCGTCCGAGGTCAGGACGGAACCCGTGCCCGGCGTGCCGGTTGCCAGCGATTTGTAATACGCGCCGTTGGACGCATAGTTACCGCAGAAGGACAGCAGGCCGTCATAGACCAGCGCGTTTTGCGAATAGTCCGAGGCCGGCAGCGCCGACTGGTTCTGCGTGCCGGCAGCGACGGCGGTGATCAGCACCGAGTTGATGGTGGTAATCGCGCCCAGCAGTTCATTACCGGTCGTGCCCCAATACCACGCATAGGCCACAGCACCCGCAACGTTCGCCACAGACGCCTTGAGCGAGTGGGTGTTATTGGTGTCGTTGGCGGTCGTTACCGTGCCCGCAGCAGACTTGCGCGATGCGCCGCCGCCGTAGGTATCGGTGGAACCGTCAGCGTTGGTACGCGACACCTGCGCGGTGATACCGCCGGCCACGGAGGCGTTCAGGTAGCCGTCCAGCGTCAGCGCCACGCAATAGACGTTGTAGGCGGTATTGAACGCCAGCGAGCCGCCGGTTGCCACATCGGAGACGGTCGGGGTCGGGGTCTGGCCCAGCGCCACCGAGTTGTTGCCGCCGAGAATGATGCGTTCTTCCTGAATCATCAGGGAACGCAGCAAGCCCTCGACCGACAGCGCTTTCACGTCGTCAAAGCCTTCGGCCGCCATGTCGGCTTCATACGTCACGTAATCTTCCAGACCCAGCCCGCGATAGGCGGCGGTGTAGTCCTTGGTGTTCGTGCTGATGACGCCGGAGCGGTTGCCCTGGCCGACACCGGCCGACACC